ATTATACATCAAATGTCTTGACGGACTCCAATAATTAATGTTCAATTCTTCTTATCAATTACTTGACTCCGCATGTGATCGATGGATTCCGATCCATTTTTAACGAATCGGTCCAATTGTGCGAGAAGAACGACGAGATCGAAAAGTATTTGATGACATTCCAAAACTTATTGAGCCGTATTCCCAAGTGGAACAACGAGATGGTGAAGATCGAGAAGGAACGGATCATGAAACTGTGTAACTGTTCCTATTTGGAAGACTTGATGACCTGCGTCCACATCATTCAACTGAAAATCTTGAGTTGTGTTCGCGTGGGGAGCGAGTCTAAGAAGATTTCCATTGACATTCCCGACTTTGGTGCTTTTTTACACAAAGTGTACATCAACGTGGCTCGTAAGTTGTATTCCAACATTTACTTGTTTGAGATTGACATTGCCAGTCTGGAAATCCAGAAGCGAAATCGGGAGTTTGAAGTGATTGTTCAGGCATGTGTCATGAATACCATCCGAGACAGCATTCCCGTGGAAACCTTGTTGAGACAATACATTGACGAGTCTATAGAGTACGAGGTCAAGCGTCCAGAACCTCCGCCTGTGGCTCCAGTCCCGCCTGTGGCTCCAGTCCCGCCTGTCATTGCTCCGCCCGAGCCTCCACCTGTTCCCGAGCCCGTGAATATTCCTGTGAATATGAATCAATCGATGAATTCGATGAATATGAATAAGAATCAATCCATGGAGCCTCGACAGAACATCAGCTTTAACGAGACCCCTCAGATGTTTGAACTACCCGAGGAGGACACGAGCCTACAGATCGGAGAAGACATTGAGCTGAATACTTTGTCGTTTGACGAGCTGGACGCCCCGATTGACCTGGGGATTGTGGAACTCTAAAGATCGAACGATCTAAACAGATGAGTTTAGAATGACCTCTTTTTTTCGGAGATCATTCTAAACATGGAAGAAGTGTACATGGCAATCGCAGTGGCAATCCTCTTTTTTGTGTGTAAAACGGTGCTAAACAAGCTACAGAAGGCAAAGACTGGACAACAAGACATTCGCGATAGTTTTCTGGTAGGACTTTTGACGGGAGGAGTACTGTTTGTCAAGAAAACGCAATTCTCTGGGATCACGGGGAAAGCGCAAGTGTTTGTCAATGAACCGGGCTTTTAAGAATCGCGTCGATGTCCAAGAAATGGTCAGATGCGAGTCCCACATACTTCTCGAAGCAAGGATGGGCAAATTGTGTATCAGGGACATGGTTGTGTACAATGCGTGCGATCATCTTGTAGAGTTTAAAGTCGGGATATCGATCCTCGCCGTTTTTCTTGTACAAGATGTTCACTCCCGCATCATCATAGATCCAGGAAATAATCATGTTGTAAATCGGGACCTTCTTGTACTTTTCAATGTCATCCAAGTCTTCGATAATAAAATCAATGATCGAACAGCCTAGCCGACACAGATCAAAACTCTTGTTGGGCAAGATACGAGGCTTTTGCGCATTGTAAAAGGGTTCAAAATTGTATTGGGTATAAGCCATGCCATGTACCGAGAAACTATCGCTACACATGACCTTTCCATTCACGGTGTAAATGGCTCGTCCAAAGTCAATGATCTTGTAAATCTTTCCAAAGGTGGGGATCTTGTAGTATTTGCCCAGCACCTTGTATTCCAAGAACTCCTGGTCCGTAGAAATATACATGATGTTGTTGGTGTGAAGATCGTTGTGTGTGAAATCAAACAGATGCTGATACGTATATAAGATCACAATGACCTGGAACATCGCGCTTTCCAGCTCTTCCATACGTAAATCATTCTTCTCGAGAAGGCTGTCTAGGGTATTCTCGCATTTCTCCAGAGCGACCACTTGGGCAGGGATTTCCTTAATGACGAGCCACAGATCGATCGGGTCTTCCATAGACTCTACCGAATGAGAGTCCCCCTCTTCGTCGGTATGACTAATGTCTGAATCGGTTTCGTATTCATCAGCAGATTCGGTGGCCTCTACGGTAGTCTCACTTAAGTCCGATTGGTCCGATTCTTCCTCTCCTCCCGATAGTTCTTCCATGTCGATTTCCACGTTCTCTTCTGTAATATGGATCGGAGCAGGAGGCTTCTTGGAAAAGACCGTCTCGTCCTTGAAATAGAACAACGTGTTGAGTTTCTCGTTAAAATAATTCGAATCACAAATGTACTCAAAATCGTCGGCTACATTGATCTCTAAGTTCTTTTGTAAGCAAACATAACTGTCGTATACCTTAATGCCATGGATAAACCCACGATCTCTGAGTTGGCTGGTCATGTAATAAAAGAAGCTGTCGACGTAGGCATAATTGTGGCAAGACTGGACTGCCTCTTGAAACAGTCCCTGGGGCACTAGCGAAGCAGAGGGGAGGGTCAACACATCTCCTTTGTATTTCCCGATCAAATACTTGACGTAATCGACCAGAGGAATGTATTTTTTGAAACAAGGAACCTGCGTCCCATTTACGTCAATGATATATTCGTTGTATGTTTTTTGCGCCACATAGTCTAGAGAGAACTCTGGAGATATGCCTAAATAATCATATGCGGGGTGGTAAGTGGCTCTTTCTTCAGAATCCACATTCTCCGAATTTACATTTATTTTAGTTGTATCCATTTCATTTTCTACATACTTTTTTCGTAGACAATGAACTCATTTGTTCAGTGGATCCTTTTATTTGTTTCATTCGTCCAATTAGAAGGGATGTTCTCTCCTTCTACTTTAATGACGTTAGAACTGAAAAAGTTCGACATGAAACGTATTGTCTTTAACAAAGATGAAAACAAAGGTCCCGTCATTGTGCTTATTGGCCGCCGAGACACGGGTAAAAGTTACCTGGTGCGGGATTTATTGTATCATCAGCGAGACGTGCCTATAGGTACGGTGATCTCAGGTACAGAAAGCGCGAATCAGTTTTACTCGAGTCATGTACCGCCCGTGCTAATCCACGGTAAGTTTGAAAATGGCATCATCCAGAACATCTTGCTAAGACAAAAACAAGTCATGAAAGAAGTCAAAACCAAAATGGACCTCTACAAAAAATGTACCATTGACCCACGTACGTTTGTCATTCTAGACGATTGCTTGTATGACAGCTCCTGGTCACGGAATGAATTGATGCGTATGATTTTCATGAATGGGCGTCACTGGAAGATCATGCTCATCATCACGATGCAATATCCCCTAGGTATCCCGCCACAGCTTCGTACCAACGTGGATTATGTCTTTATTCTGAGAGAACCTTACATCGCCAACCGAAAACGAATCTACGAGAATTATGCGGGCATGTTTCCGACGTTCGAATCCTTTTGTCAAGTCATGGACCAATGTACCGAGAATTTTGAATGCTTAGTGATCTGTAACAACAGTTCAAGCAATGAACTCAGTAGTCAAGTTGCGTGGTACAAAGCCATCCCTACCCCCCCCTTTAAGATGTGCGCTCCCGAGCTATGGAAAATGAAATCGAATGAAGAAGAAGAGCCTGCGTTTGATACCAAGAAAAACATCAAACAAAAGATCCATATCAAGAAGACCCATTTTTAAAGAAAGAAAGGGGCTGCCCCTTTCTTCGAGTTGCTGGAAGGGCAGGGGATGGTTCTAGGTTTACTTTATCGGTTCGCTGTACTGTGGTAGGAAGATGCGTGTCTTGAAAGACGAGACCAGAGTTTTTACAGTGTTCGTACCGAAGAGGTAGTTGATTCTGCGTACATGGATAATGAGTTCCATTCCACGAATACCATACAAAAGGGATGTGTCCACTTTGATTCGCCCGTTTTTGAATCTCTTTGATCATAAAGTCAATGATGGTAATTCCATGGTAAGGAGTCCCTTTAGGATTCCACTGTACCAAATTACGGTATAATTTCTGAGCACCTTCTAGCGTCACAGTATAGGCGTGTGTACAATAGACGGGTTCTGGAGTAATTTCGGGTCCAGGCTCTCTCGAAATACGACAACTATCTAGTTGATTGCCTATAAAAAGAACATCATAGTCTGGTGTTTTTTCCATATAACGTGGAGCGAGCGTTGGCCATTCTGGATGAAATGTCACGTCGTCTTCAAAGATCGTGGCCTGTGGTAATTTCATTTGAATGATCTGTTGTAAGAGGCAAAGATGAGACAATAAACAACCGAGTGTACCACTTGTCATACCGTGATCTAGTTTAAGCCGAAGCGGCGGAAGGATCTTTTGTAAGGTAGGCAAATGATTACCATCGATCGCATGAAACCAGTGTACCCGTTGAAAGCCTGCGTCTACCACTTTCTTGTAGACTGGAATTCGGTCAATATGTTTTGGAAGATGAATGATGAAACATGGGCTTGTAAACAGATCCATTGACATTGTTATACGCAAGTATTTTAATTAAAAAATAGAAGGATATCCTATGACTCTACAGACTCTACCTAAGGTACACCTGATCGGGTTTATGACCCAGGGACCTCCTTATGATGAGGGAGAGGACTTGACCAAAACGTCTGCCTTTGTTAAACATGCGGATGCCTATAAAAAAGGAGTAGATACCCTTACGGTATACACGACCGAAAGTGCGTCTAGGCTTTTTCCAGAGTTCAAAAAGTATGTTCAAAGTTATCCACAATACGATTACGGCGAACATATTCGGGGATGTCGACATGGATTTTGGAAATGGAAACCGTTTCTCATTTTACAACACTTGAAAACGATTCCAGATGGAGACATCTTGGTATATCATGATACCCATACCGCAAAATACAAAGAATATGGGATCGATGTTGGAAATATAAAAGAAAACACACTCAGGCTTTTTATAGACAAGACAAGTGTCATCGCCGCGATCGAAAATCCCGCTAATCCGAACCTGATCAATGAACATTATACAAAATCAGAAGTATTTCAACAGCTTCGTTCTACGGATGAAGCCATCCAATCTCCTACTCTTCGATGTAATCGAATTTTTATCAAAAAAGATAAGATATCTGTCAATTTTATCGAGAATTGGTTGAAATTATGTGAAACCTCCTTATTATTTCCAGATGTTCATGAGGCACCCAAGGATGTTCGATCATGGCATACTCATGACCAGTCTTTGTTTAATGTGTTGTATCAAAAATACGTTGAAATGAAACTGTTTAAAAAGCCTACGCTTTATTTCAAGAATCAAATCTTCTCGAAGGACTTGATTGATACGATTGATCGTCCCAAGCAAGTAACCGCAAAAAAATCACGTCCTTTTCTGAAGTTTATCTAGTCAGAATATCTTAACCAATTGGCTGATCCTCTGAAGATCCTAACCATAGCGTTTTCTCTGGCTTCCATTGGTCCATCATGCTTTTGACGACTTCGTTGATATTGGTATGAATCGTATAGATAGAAAAGGTGATGGTTTCTAGATAATCTGAAAAGGTTTTATGAAGAATGTCCAACTCCTTTTCATGGTGCTCATTGTAAATACGTAAGTCTATCCCTTCTACCATACCAAAGAGGGTACCTTGTTTATCAAAGTTCAAGGACTCTATATACGAGTATATATTTATACGAGTTTCTGGAAATACGCAAGCAGTAATCTTGGGAGAGCTACTCTTTGGAATAGCATGAGCTAGATAGTGTACGCGGGGAACCTCGCCAAACAATTCCCAGTACAAGGACATTCCTGATTGAAAGGATCCATGTAGATCAACCATCAGACAGGTTGGGGTATAATGGGATCGGACATAGTCTTTGTAACTCGGCGTTGGATTTCGATGAATATATCTTCCAGCAGAGAAATACACCACCTGGTATTGGGGAAATAACTTTTTGAACATCTTGATCAAGAGACAACAATCCCGCGTGACAAACAAAATCTTATTACGCTTTTCTTTGATCATAATTTCATTGATCTGAATGGAAAACAGAAGAAGAATGGGTATGTTATAGTGACATTGATCATTATAAATCTCAAAATCTTTGCTAGTTTCTGGATAAGGATTGATGAGTCGAAAGGCGCGAACAGATTTCTGTAGATCAAATAACTTCCGTTGATACAAAAGATTCTCGGTTGGAGTAAACAAGGAGACTGTCGTATGTGAGTTTGGAATACGATACTTTTGAGCCATCAGAATGTCCGAATACGCATTGTCTCCCGTATGAAGTCCGATACGATAGCTTCGGATGAGTTCTTCGTAGATCTTTCCACTGTGTTTCCCTCCATTTGTCACATACAGTTCATGATCGATCGGAATGTTATGCTTTTTCAGAAGTCGAAAGATCTGCTCTTTCTTTAGATACATGTCTGAGATGTAGATGTCTCCTGGCTTGATCTTTTGAATATTGATCACGATGGGGATACTATTCTCGTATTCGTAATCCAATTCCGCTCGTTTCAGGCGTTCAATATCCGCACTCGGATCTAATTCTAAATATTCATCGTAAATATGGTCAAAATTCATGTAGATTCTATTTTTATACGATGCTATTCTCTCGGCTTCAATCCGCAACGCCTTAAAATGCTTATAGGGTAGTTCTTTCTCGATCATTTCAAAGAGGTCGGTGGGTTCCCTACAGTTTCTTGCGATC